TAAGTCAAGAAGAAAGTTCAGGTACATTTTTGTACCAGCTGTGGACACCCATGAAGCTGTGGCTGCAGGTACACAATTATTACCGATTCGTTAAACGAGAACGAGCTTAAATAAACGAGAACGAGGACTGTGCTGCACCAGCTCCTGAAGGGGGCTCAACGGAAAACAATGATAGAAAAGTTGGCCCCCGAGAACGAGAATACACGAGAATTAAAGTTCTTTAAAGTCCTCTGACGTTACGCTGCCAGACCCCCTTACTAGTTCTTCCTCGATCCGTTGATCTTCGTCACGGGAACGAGAACGAGCTTCAGGATCCAGCTGCAGGAGCCTCCAGAGTGCACGCTGCACCGCGGGCCATTGTACGGGAAACGAGAACGAGCAACGAGGTTTCAGTAAACGAGGATCAGTGATCGCGGACAACGGTCTGTACAGTTTCAAACTCTTCTCCAAGAGGGTCTCATTGCAGATGATAACTATACCACCGTGTTTGATTCGTTTATTAATCCAACTAATTTGCCATTTAGATAGCTTAGGATATCCTACCTTGTCCGATTTAAGTTCAATCCAAAATTCTTTACCACTCCAGCAGCCATTTATATCAGGAATACCATTGATAGTATTAGATTCTACACGGATTAAATGAGGTTTTGTTATATGTTTTTTTATTCTTTGCCAGAGTTTAGACTCGCGCTTCTTCATAAATTATTCAGATCGGTTTAATACTCTTTCCATCTTCGTAACGCTGGATCTAAGTAGTACATTCCTGTCGGAGAACACTGCTGATTCTGTATCATAAGAAGCAAATGTCCATACATGTTTATTGTCTTTTGCGAAAATAAAAGCGTGTGTAATCATCTTTGCAGGTTTAAGTTTTTTTACTTCACTAGATTCTGCATGACCAGCGTCACCGCACGGATCTAACCAATATATCCTGTAGTAATAATATTTTTTATCACCAACAACAGCTTGTTTATATTTACTTTTCTTCCGTCTTAACATTTATAGCACCTAAGTTTACTTTAAGGTCAGGATTATGAACCTCATTAAAAATAGTTATAAAGGAAGTCCAATTATGACTCTTGAGATAATTTTTTTGTCTCTGGCTCAACTTCGATCGTTTTGGCGTTGAAGCCATCGATCTTGTTTGAAAGCTCTGTGAGTTTCTTTTCAAGCTCTGCACGTGACATACCCTCCAATCCTGATACTTTTACTTCTTTCTTATCTACATACAAACCAGCTAATTGCCCCGATCTATATTCAGCATTTATAGCTGATGCATATTGCTTGTCAGAAAATGCATGATCAGCATATTTTTCTAATCTTTTGTATCTACGCAGTCTATCTTTCTCATACTTGGCCCTAGCTTTCTCAAGCTGTTGATCCATGTATTTGACTACGTGTGGATTGTGTCGTCTTAAAGTTAGTCGGCTTCCTATATCGGAAAAATTCTTATCGTTCTTTGCCTCATACCCAGCTCTTTTACAAGCTTCGGCTTTTGTTATCTCACCCCAGTTCGCAACAAGTATATCTACAAACTTTCTTTGCTTTGGAGTTAAGTCATCTATAGTTCTAAGTGCCTTTGCTTTTAATGCCATAATTATTTATTTAATTTATTAATATCACTAATGATGGATCTTCTTTGTAATTTATCCTGTAAGCCTTTAAGTCTACCTTTTAAGATATTTTTAATTCCAAATTTCACATCAGATTTAGCAGTCTTTCTATCAACCTTTTCTGTTTTCATAATTTCTCTAGAGCTTCTTCCCCCACTCTTTCTCAATTCTTTATAAGCACTTTTAATACTTGTTCTAAGTAAACCACCTAAAAACATTTTTCTATATTGATTTTTCATTAGTTATCTTTCTTTCCTCTTAGCAATCGCTCTCCTTTTTTAAGATAAGCATCTCCCTCGCGATCTAATTTTTTTCTATATTTACGTATATTTCTTGCACCTCTTTTTAAAGATGCCTGAATACTTCTTGGTACTTTTTTTACTGACTCACCAGTAAATGATAACGCCTTATTTATTATGTCAGCTTTTTGACCTTTAACATCTAATTTTTTGAGACCTTTTAAGAAAGGTGCTCTAGGGTCACTACCAGTAGTAGTGCTGTACATTTTATTAACTTTTTTTATCATATCGCTTTTAAGATTTTTATATAAATCAGACTTCATAAAAGCTTTAATGGCTTTGCCACCAGTTCCTTTTATCAATCCTCCTGCTAAATATTTTCCTGATTTCATTATTTTTTACCTCTTCTTCCTCTTTTGAATGCTTTTCTTATACTTAGCTTATCTAAACCAATCAAGTCCTTTACAGAATCTTGAAATCTTGCTGTTGAGGTAGTTCCATAACCACCACCAATATCAAGCATTGTTTTTGCACTAAGTTTATTATTAGATATTGAATAAGTTCTACCACTTAGGGTGCTTTTCTGTAATGATTGTTTCTTTAAAGGAACAGGGCCTTTTGAACCTGCAGCTCCTGCCTTAATACTATATTTATCAACAGACTTAGTAGATTGCCTAGCTCTTTTTCTACTTGCAGCTTTTCTCACAGCTCTCTCAGCTGTTGATAGGGCTTTTCTACCCAATTTGGTCTTTGATAATAATTTTATACCTCTAACAACTACTGTCATAATTTAATTCGGGATGGACGTTATTGAGATCTATAAGTCTCAAGTTTTGCCGCCCATCTATTTTTTATTATATAGATTATTTTAACCCCCGACTAGATTACCCAAATCAACATTTTTACACTACGCAAGGAAGTTTTGATATTGTGGTGTATCCAGATACACCACGGATACACCTACAGATACACCTTAAAATCGATTATAAGTGTTGGTATATAACAATAATAATCATCAGATACACCAGATACACCACTTTTGACCTCTGACTAAAAAAAGTGCATAGAGGTCTAGATAATCTATATAGTAGATTTTTTAACTTCGTGCGTTTAGACGGACGAATTCGTTGATTTAGACGTACGAATACTATACAATCACAGCGTTATATAACATCATTTCTTGTTATCTTTAGGGCGTGGAGGGAGACTGAAGCGCCCTTTTTTCGTTGTCCGTTATCCGTTTTCCATATATACTGTAGACAGATTGGAGGAACAATGACATAAGTGAAGTCGGTGGGGTTAGGTGCTCTCTCGATATTTTTTCCCCCAGGTTAAAATAAGTTTCACTTAATCTCACCACACTTAAGATTATGAATTTTGACGATTTTACCTTTTTTATTTTAACAGCTTTAACTTGTTCCGTGATCTTTGCCTGGCTTTTCTTCGGGTAAGAAACTTAACCATCCTGTCACAATAGTCTTTTCATGTATATTAGAAATTTGACCTCTATGAGTATGAGTCCAACCTGCAGGCCAAATTAAAGTCACACCCTTTTCACAGGGCACCGTAAGATTTTGCTCTTGAAACTCCGTACCACCATTAGGCGTATCGGTTAAATAAGTCATATAAACCAAATGTCTAAAAACACTTTTACCAAAGCCATTATTCTCTTTATGCCATAAATAAAAACCCTCGCCAGGTTTATAATGCTGCAAGTTATAATGTTCAATGGATAAAGGTAAACCCATGGTTTTAGCATTATCATATATTTTAAAATATTCAGCAAAACAACTTCTTAAGGCCTCAACATATAAGTTCCAAGGGTAGAATCGATTATTATTCTCTATACTCCACTCAGTACAAACTTTAGACGGAGATTTGGATGTTGGGTCATTATTTAAAACGGTTTTTTTACCTAAATGGCCATTATCCGTTTTCCATTGCAAAATAGCATTGATAAGTTCTTCGTCCATCTTATAAGAACCAATAAAAAATTCTTTATTATAGTTAATATGATTATGTATTTTTTTTAATTTTTCGTCTCGCATTAGCAAATACTTTTATGAGTCTGTACCATTCTTTTTTATATTTAGGGTCTTTAGTTTTCCAATAATCTCTGCTAGCTTCGTCTATTTTAAATGAAAGCGCTGTACGTGCCATATAATATAAATCCCCAAAACACAGAAAGCCAGAAATAAAGGGTTCTCTCCCAATTAATTCTCAATTTTGCACAAAATTCTTTTCTAATGCTCACTAAAAGGCTCCTTATGATTACAAATGTAACCTACTACCCTTTTGTTTTTATAGGTATGGAATGATCTTGTACTAAATAATGGTGTTCTTTTTTCTGTCATGGCTACATTGTTCTGATACCATGAATAACAGCTCTCGTAAATGGTTATATCAAGAGTTTCTATATTATTAGAGGAAGCTAAAATCAATAAACTAATGACTATTTCTTTCATTTCTTCTTTTTATCCCTTAATTTTAATTTATATCGAATTTGATCGATTCTTTCTTTGATTGTACGTCTTTCTTCCTTTGTATCAACACCTCGGTATTTTTTATATTCATTTTTATACTCGATCCAGTAACATTGGATTTCTGTAAAAACAATCACTTTATTGTTTAAACACCATTTGTATCTAGAGTGTACATGATCAGCATCTAAATTTGCTAAATCACAAATTAATCTGAAATCTGCATTGTTACCCATGAACCATTCATGAGCTTCTTTTTTATTGTAAGCTTCGTTCTTACCACCCAATGTATATAAGCAGTCTTCAAAGGCTTGGACTACTATAGCTTGATAGAGTCTAGATTCTGATGATTGAGGAGTTTTTAATATTTCTGTAGCAACATTAATTCCCATAATCTTTAATAAGTTGTTTGAGTAACTCAAGATAAAATTTCTCCATTTTACTTTGTCGGAGACCCTTGGAGGCTTCGTAGTCTGCAAAGACTTCGTTCATGAATAGGGTTCTTTCTAGACCATCCATTTGAGCTACATCATTTAAACTATAATCAAATAAACTCATCAGCATAACCACCAGTTTTGGAAAGACAATGATATGGATATAGAAACTGGTGGCTACACATTCTTAACTAAAGACAATCCCAAATTTTTTGCAGTTTGTTTTCGTCCCTTTCGCCAAGCTTGGTCAATTTTACTTATAAACTGTAAGCTAAAGTTCCCCATACCATAATCATTACCATTATAAAGCTGAAACATTATTGATGTAATCTCATCATAGGTTTTTTTATTAGGACATGACATCACTAACTTCTCTAACCCTTGATCTAATACATCTTCTAATGGTTTTCGCTTCTTTTCTGCCAAAACAATCTCCTTTTAAATTAATAAAAAAAATTGTTCGCTGTTCGGTAATCTAAGTAGATTGAAACCTCTACTTTTCATTAGGTTATGAGGAATACAGGTGATCTGTAACAAATGGCAGGCACAAGATCAAGTGTTTTCTTATACCTGCCACACAATATGTTGTTTAAGATACTTTTTTAAAAATTCTATTGTTTTTCTTTATTGTGAGCCCTTTTACATGCCTTTTCCACGGTTCTAACTGTTTGCTTAATGTAAGCGCTAGTTCTATCGCCATAGTATGGGTCTTACCTTTTGTAGACTCGTCTATCTCAATTGTTATCTTTTCATTGCTTGTTTTCTTGCCACTACTATCGTCCATTGAGTTTACGTCCTCCTTGCACAAGGAGATCAGATCTCAGTTTATCAACTGTTTTGCCTGTTTTTTTAGCGATAGTTTTAAGTTCAGAGTCTACAAGTTTTGCAATCATAGCCCCTGGTCTTCTAAAACCTTTCTCGCCCATAGCTGTAATAATTTTATAGTTCTCTATATCTACAGCTACACTTTTCCATTTTCTCGTGTCCATATTTTATACTCTCCTTTGGTTTTACATTTACTTTGAATAATTTGAAGATGTTCATCTGCATAGTATTCGGCCACAGATCTCATACCGTTAAATTTATTCGTTTGTCTATTAATGGCTTCGATTCTTTTCTCTCGCCAATCTTTATTTGGTGCAATTTTTTTTACTGACATTGTTACCATCCTTTTCTATAAACCAAACATATGACCACTCGTCATGTCCTGGTGTACACTTTTTACCTAACTTCATTGTATAACTACAACCTGTTAGAAATAAAAGTATTGCTATTGTTGTTATTGTTTTCATGTGTCCTCCTAATACATTATAAAATAATACAACCCAGCTATTATAAACAGAAATAGCTTTGGTGGTATTAATAACATTACGATTAACAAACAGAAATATCCAAATTGCTTCATCATCTTTGGGCATCTCCATCTGCTTTATTTAAATCCTGTTCATAGGTCCTACATTCAATTTCATCTTCTATAAGATCTGTAGCCAACCATTCATTCACAGGATATACAGGCGCTGAATATACATCTACTTTTGTAGAAGATAATCTTCCCCTTTGTTCTTTGAAATGTTCAGAGTCTTGTTTTGTGGCATCACCCATTACATTATGTGTATGTGTTTTGCTCAAGATGTCATCCATTTCCATAACCCACTTTTTAAACAAGTGTGAGCTTGACTTGAGTGTTAATTGACCCATGCATCCCTCCAAGATTTAAATTTATCTTGTATGAAATCAAACAAGGCATAGAAACCTGTTTCTGCTTTTATTTGTCTAGCAAAAACAGCTTTGTCTACTTCAACACCATTGTGATAAAGTTTAAGTTCTCCTTTGTCTCTTTCATAAGTGATTAGGATTGCATCAGTGTCAGCACCTAACGTTTGTACAATATCGTTAGGTGAATTTTTAAAATTTACCTCTCTGATATTAGTAGTAGGGTGCGTTAAGTTTTCTACCACCTTTTCAAGTGTACTTGGTTTTTTGTCATTGTCTTCCATGATATACTCCTATTGTTGCCTTGGATTTATACTTACTTTAATATTAAATGCAAGGACTAAATGGGATATTATGAAATTTATTTTGACTATTTATATTTGTTCTTTTGTGGATTTTACTTGTGCTCCAGGTGTAACTTATCCCAATACTTTAAATTCTTGGGCGGAATGCACAGTTAAAGCTTTTGATGAGTCTAAAGGTTTAATTACTTCAATCCCACAAGATGTAGTAGAATCTAATCGACTAGCCACTAAATATACTTGCACACCAGCTGTAGGTACATAGGGTTGTATTCCTACCATATATTGTTATATACTATCTTATGAAAAGTTATCGCGTTCAGATACGATCAGAAGGAAAGTATTATAATGGGATAATTAAGGCTGACAACGATGTTTTGGCTTTACAACAGTTCGAAAAAAAACTGACCAATGGTGAAATCAAAGCACAAGATGAAGATTTCTATAATAAAACTAGAGTCTTCATTACATATGAGGAGCTAAAAAATGGCACTACAAATGCTAATATCGGAGAAGCTTCAGTTGGAGTCCAAATGGGCAAGTCAAGCGTTATCACAGGGTAGAGTGACGACTGACATGAAGTGGATCGATATAAAGATCAAAGACTTAAAGAAAAGAATCAATGAACAAAGCGTTCTTGATGCATCTCAAAGTCTTCTAAATAGCTAGTAAAAAAATACTAGCAACCTATAAAAAAATCATTTATAAGACAGGTTATCTATGCCTCAAAAAAAAGGAGACTCTTATGCTGATATTCCTAACTATATTAGGCACTATGTTGAATCAACCGAGCGAGGCCACATTATTAAAATACTTACTGAAAGCGGACTCAAAACATTCAATTGTAAGTGGGCAAACTATAAAAGAACAAAATCTCTTACCAAAAAAGAAACCTAGATAATTCCTAAATCTCTAAGTTCTTGCGGTGGCCGTTGTATAGTGCACATTGGGCAGTCTACTCTAATCTTTTCAGATTCACTTGTGTCTTTCCATACCCAAACTTCTCGTAAGTCTTTACATCTCATACATTGGTGTTCAGGTTTAGGTATATATTTTTCTTTTTCCATTTCTAATTTAGCTTCTCTAAATATTTTTAACATAGCTTTATAAGCTCCGCCACTATTATAATCATCATTCATCTTTTGCTTCTCCCCAAGATTTACCTAAAGCCACATCACATTTGAAAGGGACTTTTAAATTTTCAACTGCATTTTCCATTTTATCTTTTATAGTATTTATGTCTTTATCTTTTCCAATACTAAAACAAAGTTCATCATGAATTTGTAATAATGGTAAATGACCAGCTTTATAACAATCTATCATAGCTTGCTTAGCTTGATCTGCAGCTGAACCCTGTATTAATCTATTTAAAGCTTTGTAAGTAAATGCTCTACGTATGTTATTTCCATAATTAGCTTTAGCTTCATTGTAATCCATAGCTTGATTCATACCGAAAGTGGCTGGTTCCCATTTATCAAATCTACATTTACGACCTTTTATAGTTCTAATAAAACCAAACTTACTAGCCGATTGTGTTACAGCTGCTGCTAATTTTTTTACAAAGGGTACTCTTGAATTATATTTATTTAAAAGGATCTCTGCTTTATCTTTATCGATACCGAGTTCCTTAGATAATTTTGCTTTACCCATTCCATAGAATAAACCAAGATTAATTGTCTTGGCTTGAGTTCTAGATATTCCAGCCATGTCAGCTACAATTTGATGAAAGTCTGCTGATTCGTCTGCATAAGCTTGAATAAACTCATCAGATCCATCAAGACGCTCTCCAATAGACGCTGAGTAGTGTGCTACCAATCGAGGCTCCTGCTGTGAATAATCAAATGAACCCCACTGTCTGCCCTCCTCTGGAAGAAATAGAGACCTTATTTTGTTACCGTACTCTTTGTTTCTTGCTGGTATTTGTTGAAGATTAGGATTTGCATAAGATAATCTTCCTGACACAGTTCCGCCTTGATCTGATCTTAATTGGTTAATCTCTGCATGTATTCTTCCCTTGTGCACATATCTTTGTATTGAATCTATAAATGTTGAGTGAAACTTATTTATTTCTCTAGCTTCTCTAACAAGGCCAGCTATTGGGTGCTCACAGTTTTGTAACCAGTTGGTTGTAAAAGATGGTTCATCAGACTTTGCAGTTCTTGGATACTCCACACCTAATCTGTCAAATACTTGTGCTACACTTCTTGCAGCCCAAATATCAACATCTAAAGTAGTTTCTTTTTTGATTTTATGCAAAACTTCTTTTTCTTTTAATCTAAATTCTTTTTTTAGTAATGCTGCCTTTCTTTCATCTACTCTAATTCCTGTCTGTCTCATTTTAATTAGAATAGGTAGAAGCTCCATTTCCATCTCCCACACATCATTGATTGATTGTTTTTGTATTTCACCTTTAAATCTCTGCCATAATTTTAAAGTAAGTGCAGCATCTTGCTCTGCATAAAAACCAACATATCCTGCAGGCATTTTCCAAAGATCCTGTTTAGGATCTATGCCCCACTCTTTAGCTTTCTCTTTTAAAAAGGTTTCATTTTTTATCTCACCTAAATAATCCTTAGCACATGCATTAAGTGAGAAGCTCCATCTATTTTCATCAATCAAAGCTGCAGCTACCATTGTATCTACAATCTTACCGTTTATTTCAAAACCGTTGGCAAGTAACCAACCTACATCGTAAGAGGCGTTGTGAAAAATTTTAGTGCTTGGTCTTTTTAATAAATCAACCATAAACGCTGTTGTTACAGCGAGATCCATATTACCACCAGCATCGTGTTGTATTGGAAAATACCATTGCTGACCTAATGCAGCTACAGCAAAACCAACAATACCACCATCAAATGTGGCCCAGCCAGATCCTTTCGTTTTTAAATTTGGATCTTTTGTTTCTAAATCTATTGCAACTTCGTCTGCCTGTCTTAAATCAGGATACTCTGACGGTGCTACCCAGTCGCTATCGTTGTAAATAAAATTTAATTGATGACTCATGCGTCCTGCATTTGAGCTACCATTTGTGCCCACTCCTCTTCTTTCTCAATAGAATCATCTGGAAGTTCTACTTTCTTTTTCTTCTTCATAAAATCTATCTCCATTTCACAATAATGAATTATTTTTTCTAAATCTTGAATTCCACCTTTGTTTTTGTATCTGCACGTATATCTTATTACATTGGCTTGAAAAGGATTAAGTTGATTTTCTTGAATAAATGTCCAAGGTTCGATGACAAAAGATTTATAGTGAGATCCACCAATTTGTTTCTTAGGCATAATTACTTTTATACAATTTATAATATTTAGACAAGGGAAAATGATACCTATGATATGTGCCTAGTAAGTGTAAAGTATTTATACTTCTAGTAACTCCTGTATACCAAACACGTAATTCTTTTACTCTGTCTTCTAAATTTTTTCTATCAAAATGAGACGGAAAGTTACACTTAGCTGAAATCACAACATTGTCAGCTTCACCTCCTTTAACTTGGTGTATAGTATCTATAATGATTCTTGCTTTATCATCTAAGTTAATTTCGTTGTTTAGAAGCTTTCTAAAGTAGGATTTCTCTTTATCCTTAAACTTTCTTTGAAAAGCATCTACCCAAAGTTTACGCTCTTCCACCATTCCACCTTGTAAATGTAATTGCTCAAAATTAAACACTTGATTTGGATGAGCAAAGCTCCACTTTTTACTGTCCGCTGATCGGTAGCCGTGGTCTATGTTTAATAAATAGTTATACATATTGCAGGCATCCTCTCTAGTTATAGACCCACCATCGCAAATAGTTTGCCAATCACAGATAGCTTTCCATTGATTAACATCAAATGATTTGTTTCCACGCATATCTTGAAAGTATAAACCTAATTTTCGTGCTTCATCTTGCATTTCTTTCTTTACATCATTGATTCGTGCAAGAACCATCCAAGATCCTTGTATCTCCCAAGGTATTTTTTTTAACGTGCTCCATTTATAAATCTCTCCATCACTTCCATTTGATGTGAATTCTTTTTGAATTCTATGTCCTTCCATACCGTTTAACAGACACTTAGAAAAGAAATGTACTTTTTTATTTAGTCTTCTAGATTGTTTTAATATTTTTACTTTACCAGGAAAGGTTTGAAAGAATATGACATCAGCACCATTCCATTCATAGATAGCTTGATCATCATCACCTGCAATGTAAACTTTGTCTGCATTCATGGCTAACTTAACAACCATGTCCCATTGTAAAGGAGTAAGATCCTGAGCTTCATCCACCATTAATATTTTAAAAGGTAATGCTAAACCCGATTCAATATACTTCTGCACCATATCTGTAAAATCTAAACGATCGTTTTTAAACTCTCCTGGTTTTGATTCATAAGTTTTATATTGTTCATACCCATAAATAATAGATTTGAATTGTTGTAATCTAACTTTTTTACGTGGCTCCTTTTTATATAAATCTATGGGGTCCATCTTCATGTTTCTTGCTCTATCATAAATTTGTAAAGACCAATTGTTATAAACTTTTTGATCATCCCAAGTAGGTTTGTAATTAATCTTTACTGTTCCATACTGTGTATGAAACTGCAGCATATCTACTTTAGGGTCTAATACGGGTATGTCTGAAAATTGTTGTCTAGCTAAACTATGTAAGGTTCTAAAATATTTAAAATCATCTTCATCGTAACCTTTAAATTGTTTACGAACTCTATCTCTACATTCTTCAACAGCTTTATTTGTAAATGAGATATAACAAATCTCATCAGGAGAGATACCTCTTTTTAAAAATCTTGCTACTCTTTTTAAAAGTCTATGGGTTTTACCTGTTCCTGGCGGACCAAAGAACTTAATTGTTTTCCCATGGAGCTTTTGCTTTAGTAAATTTGACATCTTTGTTTCTGTGTTCTGTTTGTTTTGGTAATGTTGCAACCCAATGTCTTGCTTGTATGCCTTGGAATTTTGCTTTCTTTTCACAACCTGCTCCTTGTAAGAATATAGTACAATCTTTTTCCGACCAATTGTAGCCTTGTTTTTTCATAAACTGTCTAAAAGTCTCAAGTTTAAATCTAATTTCTTTACCATCTTGAAAAATATTATCATGTTCAATTTGATCAAACTCTGTAATGGTATCGGTATCTTCAAAGAATTTTATTATCCTTGTATTAAATACTTCTTTTTTTTCTTCTTCTCCGTCAAAACCTTCCATATCTTGTTTGTTAGTTATTAATTCTTCAAGCCAGTCTCTATATGGATCGGGATCTCTTTTGCTTGGTTTTAGTGGTCTCCAAACAATATCATAATTTAATAATCTTTCCCCAAGTAATTGTTGTTGGTAAAGTTGTTTTGTATCTAACTTTACCACTTTACCTTGTATGGGTAATAACCAATAAGGATCGGGATATGAATTTACTTTAACTAATTTTCCAACTTCAGGTATAGCTTCATTCAACCCTATACCGTATTTTCTTTTGGCGCATTGTGTAGATCCATTACAGTACATTCTAGCTACTGATGTTCCACATTTATATGAATAATCTTTTTTATCTACTTGATCAATTACTTTAGCTATCTC